ATCGGGTCAGGGCTTTTGTGTGCGTTTTTGAGTCTTTCCATCTTCTCAAAGTAGGCAGGAGTACCGTAAGGGGGATTATTATAATCTGGATACATTTTAGCCACCTCCAAACATGTTCATACCGGCAGAGAAACCAGAACCCATGCCACCCAGGGTTGACATTAAGGTATTGGGCTTCTCAGGAGTATTCCCTGGCGTAGTGTTGTAGACAGCATTATTTAAGATACCACCTTGATACTTAATGTTCTGGTCAAGAGCAAAGTCTCTCTGGTTTTCATAGCGGTTACGTTGGTCATTCAAGTAACCCTGCTGATAACCCATAAAGTTGTTTCCTGCACCTGTCATCATGTTCCCGAACTGGTTCATTGCATTAATGCCCTGTCCATAACTTTGTTGAAGACCTTGGTTAGCTCTCATTTGGTCAGAAAACTGTTGGTTCTGCTGATTTATGGACTGACCCATGAGGTCACGCTGTATTCCTGCAGTGACATCGGCTTTTCTATCGTCATAACCACGGTTGGCAACAGCATCTGCCATTCCTGCTCTTGAGGAATTGATGTTTCCACCTCCAGAGGAAGCCATGTTGATTCCTGGAAGCGTCTGTTCTGTTAATTGTCTTTTGTCATCACGCATTGCTGCATTTACCAGACCACCGCTGTTTTCGATAGCGTAATCTTGGGCCTGCTGCATACGGTCTGCTCCACCTTTTTGGTAAAGGTCGGCATAATTGTTAGCAAAGCCTTGACCTTGCTGCATAACATCGAATGCACCCTGGCCCCCCATCGCTCCCATACCACCCATGTAGTGGTTACCTGCTTGGAAGTATGGATTTTGGTCTGCGTAGGTTTGACCTTGGTACGCGCCTTGGTCAAGAGAGTCGTTCAAAGCACCTTCAGCTCTGTCATAGCTCCTCTGGATATAGGGCTTGGAGAAGTTGTAACCTTCCATCCTATCTGTGCGGTCTTGTTCAATACTCGACCTGCGCTCTTTTGCTGACTTACGTCCTGAAATACCGCCTATTGCAGAGCCTATGATTGCTGCTTCGATGCCCATGTTATTTTTCCTGTGTTATGTAGATGTCTCTTTTACAATTGTCGAGACAAAGCCTGGTCTCTAGGTACTTAAAACCTAGCATGGTTATAAATTTGAGGTGCTTACTGTCGTGGCGTTCATGGATAGCAAACAGGGGTGATTGACGCAGTGCTGACAAAACTTTTAAGCCAGTCTGCAGGTCTGATTTGACTGATTTGTTGTATCGGTAGACATCACAATGTAAAAACGTGGTGTCTCCGTGTTGGTCGTAATACGCTGTGAAATCATCAGTTTCTATCACTGGTGTTTTCATCATAAGCCTCTCTTTTAAGCACCAGTTTGTACGCTTAACTGAGTCTCTAGATTGAAATTTGAAGTATTGAGAGTAGTAGCACTTAAAGTATAAGTAGTAGACCCAGACCCATTGTCTGTGTCATACCAATTTGCACTGACATGACCGAATGCTAAAAAGGGTTCACCATGCTGAGAACTGCCGTTGGTAAAAATCCCAGTAATTGTCCACGTTTTTATTGTAGTAGAGCCTCTTTTTAACGTCACTGTCGCAGGAAATGGATTTCCTGGCTCATAGGACGCTGCATTAAACTTTCTAGCTAAAGACCAGTTGACACCAATAGAAACAGTTGAGTTAGCTGTCCTAGTTACTGTTACAGAAGCATCTGTATTACCAGTTTGAGTGTCAACTACCACAGGGTCAGGAATTCCTGGTGCCCCTGTTACCACTAACTCCCCATTGACTACAGAAAGGAAAGAACCATCAAGCTTAATCCTGTCGGCACTTAGTTCCCCTGCGATTATTGAGTCAGCAGTTAGCTTTACACCGCTACCAAGACTTACAACATTGTTAGAGTAGGTGAAAGCGGCAAGTCCAGACTGATTGGCACCTCCAGTTGGGTCTATGAGCTTAAACTCATTAGCCATAATTTTAAAAGAGCCAGTAGTACCATCATTATTCTGCTCAAAGCCAGTGACATAGCCATTAACATTTAGCTTCACGCCATACTTGGCTTCTAAAGTTGCAATTCCGTTAGCCGCGGTAGTATCGGCAGAGGCTCTTGTAGAGGCTTCTGTTGTTACCGCTGCGGATACACCGTTTACTGTAGAAGTTAAACTCGTAATGTCACTTGCTAAAGAAGTATCAGCGTTTGTTCTTGCTGTAGTTTCAGCTACAACAGCCGCTGTGTTCTCACCTACAGTTGTAGTCAACGCTGTAATGTCTGAGGCCAAAGAAGTATCAGCGTTTGTTCTTGCTGTAGTTTCAGCTACAACAGCCGCTGTGTTCTCACCTACAGTAGTACTTAGAGCCGTTATGTCTGACGCTAGAGAGGTATCTGCATTAGTTCTTGCTGTAGTTTCAGCTACAACAGCCGCAGTGTTCTCGCCTACAGTTGTAGTCAAGGCAGTTACATCACTAGCTATAGAAGAATCTGCTGTAGTTCTTGCTGAAGTCTCCGCTACGATTGCAGCAGCATTTTCACCTACGGTTGTAGTCAAGGCAGTTATGTCTGAGGCCAAAGAAGAATCAGCATTAGTTCTTGCTGTTTGCTCACTAGTGATTGCTGAAGTATTCGTCCCTACTGTAGTAGCCAAACTTGTAATGTCTGAAGCCAATGAAGTATCGGCATTGGTTCTTGCTGTGGATTCGCTCACTACTGCTGCTGTGTTCTCCCCCACAGTAGTAGTCAATGCCGTTATGTCAGAAGCAATTGAGTTGTCGGCAGTCGTTCTAGCTGAAGTCTCTGCCACTATTGCTGAAGTATTCGTCCCTACTGTAGCGGTAAGGCTCGTAATACTGGCCGCTAATGAAGTATCTGCATTTGCCCTAGCATTAGATTCAGTTTGAATAGCCGCAGTGTTTGTACCTACTGTAGCTGCTAGTCCAGTAATGTCTGTGGCAAGCGCAGAATCTGCGGTAGTCCTGGCTGTAGATTCACTGGTTATAGCCGCTGTGTTATTACCTACTGTAGTAGTTAAGGCTGTAATATCAGAAGCTAAGGAAGTGTCTTCGGTAGTCCTAGCAGAAGTCTCTGCCACAATTGCTGCTGTGTTATTTCCTACAGTAGTAACTAAAGCAGTCACGTCTGACGCAATACTAGCGTCTGCTGTAGTCCTTGCACTAGATTCGCTACTAATAGCTGCTGTGTTGTTCCCTACTGTGGTAGTCAGAGATGTAATGTCACTAGCGAGTGAACTATCTGCTGTGGTACGTGCTGAAGTTTCACTCACGATTGCTGCTGTGTTATTACCGACAGTTGTCGTGAGTGCCGTAATGTCACTAGCTATAGAAGAGTCAGCACTAGACCTTGCTGAAGTCTCAGCCACTATCGCTGAAGTATTACTGCCCACAGTCGTTGTTAACGCTGTTAAATCTGAGGCAATACTAGAGTCTGCGGTAGAACGTGCGGTGCTTTCGCTAGTGATAGCCGCAGTGTTGCCACTGACCGTAGTTGCCAGGGATGTAATGTCACTAGCAAGGGAAGTGTCTGCTGTAGTTCTAGCGGTAGTCTCTGCTACCACAGCCGCAGTATTTGTCCCGACTGTAGCAGTCAAAGCTGTGATGTCGGATGCCAAAGAAGTATCTGCTGTAGTTCTAGCAGAAGACTCTGAAGTTATTGCAGCAGTATTAGTACCTACAGTGGTAGTCAGCGCAGTAATATCTGAAGCTAAAGAAGTATCTGCTGTTGTTCTAGCAGAAGACTCTGAAGTAATAGCTGCGGTGTTGTTCCCTACAGTTGTAGTTAAGGACGTAATATCTGAAGCTAGGGAGGTATCTGCTGTAGTCCTAGCTGTAGTTTCTGCCAGAACAGCGGCTGTGTTATTTCCAACTGTTGTAGTCAAAGCTGTAATATCAGAAGCTATTGAGGTATCAGCATTCGCCCTAGCTGTAGTTTCTGAGACTATCGCTGCTGCATTAGTTCCTACGGTAGCGGTAAGTGCTGTAATGTCTGACGCTAAAGAAGTATCGGCAGTAGCTCTTGCTGTTTGTTCGCTACTGATAGCTGAAGTATTACCACTGACCGTAGCAGTCAAAGCGGTTACTGTGTTAGCAATAGCAGTATCTTCTGTAGCCCGAACACTAGACTCTGTTGCAATAGCTGCGGCATTGACTTGGGTAGCATTGTTTCCTGCCGCATTATTTACAGTAGCAATCATATTGTTGACTTGCGTAGTCAATGCACTTACGTCATTAGTTCTAGCGGTAGTCTCTGCTGATATAGACGCAGTATTAGCGCCAGTAGTTGTTTGTATAGCAGTTAAGCGAGTACCAAGAGATTCTGTTGCGCTTACTTGAGTTGTTGCCGTATCTAATATGAAAGCATCCCCTGCACCATTGGTAGCACCAAGAAGCGACAGGGTCGTTGTTATTGCTGTATCGCCTGTAACTCTTTGGCTAGACTCATTTGTAAATAAAGTCTCTAAACCAGTACCAGAAAACGACCCTGCAAGAATATCGGTAATAGCCGCAGCCCTAGTGGTAGATTCAGCAAGAATATCAGCAGATAAGCCATTAGTAATAGATGTAACCGATGCCGCATTAGTCGCGATAGTAGAAGCAAGACCGTTAGTGACAGAAGTAGATGAAGCTGCATTAGCAATAATATCTACAGCTAAACCATCAGTGACTGAAGTAGCCGAAGCTGCATTAGCGGTAATATCAGCGGCTAAACCATTAGTGACTGAAGTAGCCGAAGCTGCATTAGCGGTAATATCTACAGCTAAACCATCAGTGACTGAGGTTATAGAAGCTGCATTGGATATAATATCTGCTGCTAAACCATCAGTGACTGAAGTGATACTGGCAGCATTGGATATAATATCTGCTGCTAAACCGTCAGTGACAGAAGTAATTGAATTGGCACTGGCTATAATAGCTGCTGCTGAAGTAGCTTCGCTAGTTGCTACGGCCGCTGCTGAAGTAGCTGCGCTTGTTGCTATGGCTGCTGCTGAAGTAGCTTCGCTAGTTGCTATGGCTGCTGCTGAAGTAGCTTCGCTAGTTGCTATGGCTGCTGTGGTATTGGCATTTACATCAGTACCACCACCTTCTGCTAATGTATTAGTAGTGTCAGCCGCTTCCTTTTGAGTAATCAGGGCATTCTCTATGCGCTGTAGCTCATCGTCTAAGTATCTCTCATTGGGCTCAGACAAAAGTTTATTAAGTGGCTTTTTTAGTTTAGGTTTAATGTGTCTCTTATATCCAAGAATAGGAAGATTTGCCATTTAACTACCTCCTACCTGTAGTCAATACATCTGTATCAAAACCTAGGAAACTAAAGTCTTTTGTGTCCTCTACAGTCATTTTGTAAGACAGATATCTGCCAGAGGCTCTTGTATCGATCTTGTAGTCTGTAGCACCGTCAAACGTAACGCTTAAGCCATAGACAGCTACGTCCCCTAGTAAATCTGCTGCACCAAAGCTAAAAGTAAACTGCTTGTTGGCATTTGTAGTGTCTACCTGCGGTACTATCTTAGAGATTACTTTGTACCCGGTGAGAGGAGACATTTCATCTAGGTCTATACCTACGCGCTCTAGAAAAGGATTCTTGTTGGCTTCTGTGTCCAAGGGGAACGAGAGACTGCCAGAGTCACTTAAATCTAAGCCATATAACTTGTCTGAAGTTAGCCCATCCGTAGCATTAGATTCACCTACAAATATACTATGGTTGTCATAGCCTGCTTCCTGCGTGTAGTAGCTACCACCTATAGTGTCATAGACAGACGTAGTACTTGCATAGGTCGTTGCAGAGCTAATGGTTCCTACAGTCGAACTAGCCACGTTAGGGAGGTCTGTGAATGACCACGTTTGATTCTTATAGTTAAAGACAGCAGCCCTGTTACAACGGTCACCGTGAGTGTATTCAGCCATATCATCGCCTGATACGTAGCAGAACAACACTTCATCTAAGTCAGGGTTATGGTGAACAAAACACCTGTCAGTTTTTGCTGTGTTAAGTCCAGAGAATATGTACTTCTTTACTCTCTCATCACAGATAGACTGCCGTGAGTGGGAGTCATGGACATAGATGTCATCATAGTCAAAAACGTAATGTGTTCCCTCAACCTCTGCAATACAGTTTTGGTTGATAACACCACAGTCACTAAAGATTTTTCTAAAGTTATGAATGAATGTGCCACCCACGAATTCCATTAACCACACTTGGTCTTTGGCATAGACAATAAAATTAGTACCTAGGGTGAGCCCATCGACAATACCTGTTTTCATTTGTACCAGGTCATTGAATCCTGCCGACTTAGTTGTGTCTGAGGCATCCCACGAATCTGGGACTGAGTTAGCTAAAGCTAGGTTACTGAAGCGTACCCTGGAAGGAAAGGAAGTAGAGCCTTCAGTAATATTAAGTGCCAGGAGAAAATCACCATAAGACCTTACAGACTCAGCTCTCCAGGTGGAGTCCCAGTTTGGTAAGGTAGCAAAGCTACTGCCTCCATTTACCATGTACACAGGGACTTGGTCACGCCTATTAATGTAGGCTATGTCTGCAAGGCTAGTGCCTGTAAGGGGGCTTATGTTAGATGCGGTCGTAGAGATACTCCCTTGTAGGGATGTTATCGACCCATTGGTGTACTGCTTGATTGCAAAAGTATCAGAGACAATGACAACTGACGCATACCCACCACTACTGTCGGAAGGTATGGCATAAGTAAACCTAGGTTTAAAACCAAGGGAATCTTTAATAGTACGGAAGACAGGTGAACGCCCTACCCGACTCTCATCGAATCTTACGTTCTTGCCCCTAGTAAAAGCATTGATAGGGAGGGACGCAGGACGTATGTCTGTGACTACGCCTACGCCACCAACATCTCTGACCGGGAGTATCTGTCCCATATTGTGTTCCTTAAGTTATACATTTTTCTTATGCTGTACGTTTCCACATATAGACAACTACATAGGGCTGTAAGTTATTGTGGGCAGTACCACCACCAGTAGCCGCTGTAGTACTAGATTGACTTGCAGTTAGTGGTCCACCGCCTGTGCGGTTGTTAGACCCAGAGGTTGTCTGGTGGGCAGTAAATTCATGTGTATGACTAGGAATCTCATCTATAGACAACGTGTGTGTCTTAGCACCGCCTAACAGAACAGAACTACCGTCACCCGAAGGAGCAACAAAGTCAGTGTCTGGTTCAGCTGCATCATCATGTCCTACTAAGACTCTACCTTGTCCAAAGGATACCCAGGTACCACCAAAGACTGTCTCTGGACTACCACTGGTAATAGCCGTATAGATAGCCCCTACCGGATAAATAGAGTCAAGGGCTGCAGCTTTCACTAAGCCCCATACCTCTAAAGCAGTAATACCTGTAGCCAATACAGGAGTAATTTCACCCTCACTATCTGTAAAAGCAGTGATAGCGGATGCTACAGGTGCAGTGATACCAAGAAGTGTCTTTACCTTGTCTGCTGTGATGCCTGTGTTAAAGGTGACATCGGTGCCATCAGAAACTAGTGCAGTCTTCTTGTTTAGTTCATCAGCTGACAAAGTCACTGGACCAGTAAGACCAGGCCAAGTAGCTTTGACAGTGGCCTTAATAAGACGTAAGTGGTCATCAGCCTGAGAGAGTGCGTCTGTAGCCGCAGGGTTAGCTGCATTGAGGCTATCAATGTAGGTGCCTGTTTCAAGTGCCATTGGGGGAAATCCTGTGTGTGTGCGGTAGAGTTAACTAGAGTTAACTAGAGTGGTCCTGGGTGGGACCCTGGTCAAAGAAGGCAGACAACAACAACAACAAGTCAACCCTTTACCCTTGTTTTTGAAGTCCATATACCATTAGACCCATTGGGGGTCATTTAGATAGCCAGGAGTCCCTGGAATCATAGACATTTATCCATATAGGCTCTGTGTCCCAGGTACTAAGGGCGATCGATATGTTATCGACCTCCATAAGATGTGTTCGGTACCTGTCACATAGGACATTTGTGACTTATAGAAAAATATATTGGACTAAGGGTCTTTCTTTTGGTTGAAAATAGGGATGTAAACCCAAGTCCACCCAAGCTCCCTCAAGTCCTCTCAAGTCCACCCTAAGCTATCCCAGGTCAACCCAGGTAATCCCAGGTCAACCCAGATAAACTCAGGCAGCAAGCGTGTACATAAGGCTCAGAAGTCCACCAGGTTACGATTGAGGGGAGACCGATGTCACCCGGTGGACTACTGAGAACTAATAGGTATTACAATAGACATTACAGTGTATACATATGAAGTAAACTACGACGGTAGAACCCCACTGGTATCTCTAAAGGGTGGACACAATAGAATTAGTGTTACTTACAGTATCTATAAGTTACTTTTATCATTGTATAAGGTAGGTTCATATGTAGTCTATTGACTTGATAGTGACTATCAATGGGAGTATGGTGCGGACTTGTATCGGAGGGGCAGGAAGCACTCCTCGTCAGTCTTGTTACTGGCATTCAAGGAGGCTCCTGTTCCTTCGGTACACTCACTACCACTAATTAGCTATAATAATACTACAAGTTGGTAGGATTTAAATATTACACGAAATTACTTCTAATCATAGTCTTGATAACTACAATGCATTCGTGTAATGGATAAGTGATTAGTACAATGAGTTCCTGTCTTTAACTAACCAGGAACCCACGATACTTATGCTCTATATGATTGCCTTCACACTCTTAGCACTAACTCTTATTAGCTTCGATAGTCTCAACAATTAGTTTATCTAAATACCATTTAGCTTTCTCTAGGTCCTGGGTTACAGGTATGTTACCTGGGTCCTTGAGTCCTAGCCTCCACAGATACTTGATAATACATCCACGTAAATAACCTTTGAACTCATCAGGTGTCATGGCTGCCTGCATTGCATCGATACACTCTATGCTGCCATTAGTGTAATGGCTTGGGTTGATGGGTGTGTCCTGCTCGTTAAGAGCATGAGCTTCAGCCATAGCCATATCAATGTAAGGCTTGTAGTCGATACTCTCTGTCTTCTCTATTGCAGGGTGAGCTATCTTAAGTTTGTCCCACTCTTCTGGGGATGCTGAGTTGATACCTAAGTAACCAGTCATTTCTTATCCCCAGTAATTATGATGATGAAATGGATAAGAGTGGCAGCAACAAACAGAAGGAAGAAGCTACTAGCTAATAAGTCAATCAACAAGTCCATTAGTCTTCTCCTTGCGTTGGGTGCATCAGTTCAATGTGGTAGGCAGACCTGGCTCTATCTAATGCACCATCAGCCACCTGTAGTGCTACATCAGCTGCCTTACGGTTAGCTCTAGCTCGATCTACATCTCTTCCTAACTGGTCTAAGCTTGGACGCATGTCACTGAAGTGCGTCTTACTTAACAATGAATTACCTAATGAAGTCATGAGTTATCTCCTGCTAATATTCGTTGTTTAGTTTCGAAGTTGCGACCATTACGTCGAGCCATTGCCTTCTTGTAGGCTTCTCTGTTGGTCGTATGATGTCGTGGTTTGTATTGCAGCCCATCCTCAAGACCTGCGTAGTAATTGGTACAGGTCTCTGTTATCTGTCTCTCGTCCAATAGCTTTCGAGGCTTAGTCAGCTGCAGGTTCTCTCTCCAGGTTAATATCATCAGGTCACACCTCACATTCTTGACAAGCAGCAAACTTCTGCCACTCGTTCTGGGTGATACCACTGATTAAATACTCCCGGTCTTCAGCACTAAGGTCTGGACACACTTCCTGTATCAGCTCACCGTTAGCGTGACGTTTGAGTTGCTCCTGGGTAACATCGATGTCTCTCACATGAGTGATACCAGTCAGCAACGATACTTTAGGTACCATCATCGTCCTGGCTCCCACATGTTTATAGTCTCTGTATCCCAGTTCCAATCGCAGCTCCTTAGTATCCTGGCGCAGCGACTCTGGGCTATTGCATCCTCCCTGGTTAACCCGGCCTTAAGATAAGCCTGGAGTACCTGGTCCCAACTTGGATGGTTACCCAAGATACCTTCAGCTTTCTTTGGACCAGTCCCAGGTATGCCTTTATACCCATCTGTTGAGTCCCCGGTTAAACATTGCGTCAAGAAGTAATGGTTGGCATCGGCTTCAGTTACAGTCAGCAGCTCGTCAGCCATAGGTCTATACAGTTGTCCTGGGATTGTCTTCATGTCTTTGTCACAAGACACAATGCAAGTAGGATGGGTGTTGGAGGACTGGAGAATACCCATGATGTCATCAGCTTCCAGAGTGTCCTGGACATGACACTGGTAGACCTCTTGAGCCCATTGCACCAGGTACTTATAACCAACTGGCTTCCTGGTCTTCTTCCGACCACCTTTGTAATCAGGTAGCACAGTCTTTCTGAAGTTGTCACCAACCGTGAAGCACACCAACATCTGCTCAGCTTTTAGCCTCT